TCTTGCGTGAAAAGCAACATCAGCTCTTTTTACTTTTTGTATTAATTTACCCTGACCAACGTATGAAACCATAAAGTTATTTATAATTTCTTTTAGCGATATATTTTGGTAGTTACCAGTTTCATTATTGTGTGAGTTAAATATTTCAATCACAGCACCAGGAGGAACTTGAGTAGATACCTGTGTTGTAGGAATGTGATTAGTACTGTAGTTACTTGTCGCTGTGTTTGTTATATCACTTATCCAATTGTACTTAAAGAAATAAACAAACATTGAGTTTTCAATTCTAACAGGCTTATTAAGCGTTACTGTTATATTGTCATCTGCTATTTTAAGTATAGATATATTTTCTGTTGTTGAAACTGCCTCTCCAGCACCGTTACCAGAAGACGTTGTGCTAAAAGAAGTTGAGTTGTTAGCATTTGTCACAGCTATAATATCCCCAACTTGCATTGTTGTGTTTTCAGCAGCTAAAGTTATAATAGAACCAGCAACATCACCAATGGCTGTACCAGTGACAGCATATGTTCCACCCGCAGAAGCTACAGCTACACCAGCCAAAGCTCTTATTGATAATTTTTTTCTACCAAAAACTATTTCAGGTGTTCCCTTTATATAAGAGTAATTTATATTACTTAACACAACACCGTTTACTTTTACAACCATATCCGTGTTGTACGAATTTGTAGTAGGGTCGTTTGATGTTGGTGGTAATGGGTTTAATAAATCAAATGTACTAAGCTGTGTTAAGCCACTAGCTTGTTGATTTATAGTTTGTATTTTAGTATAATACCTTTTTTGTTCTTGTGTAAATAATCCCATTTATTATAATTTTTCTTGTTGAACTTGCTTAGCGTCTTCTTGTGCTGCGGCTTGGTATGTTGATGGATCTTTTATAGCTATACCAGCTAATTGTAATATTTTGTTAACTAATTCAACTTGCTCAGAAACATGTAGTTGAAAGTTTTTAGAACTTGTAGCGTTGTAAAGTGCGGCTCCGTTTATTTCTGTATAACCCCAGTTTACAGCATCTGCACCATAACCAGGTATTTTAACGTAGTCTATAAAAACATTTGTATTTCTTTGTATTATACGGGCTGTAGTAGTATTTTGACCCCATACTTTTATACCGTCTTTATCTCTAGTATAAACAGGTTGGTCATTAGCAGGTCTTGCCAAAGAAGAGTTGGCGTAATATCTAAACTCGTTTTGTGGTATATATTCTGCTTCTATATAATCGTTATCCCAGTAGTACCAAACAGTACCTAATCTGTATAAATCTGGTGGTAACACTTGAGCTGTACCTTTAGTTCCTGTTGCATAGCTTTGGTAAGCACCATCAGTCAATGAATAAAAAGAGCAGCTTAAGTCAGCCAGCTTTTCATCTAACAACTCCAACATATCAGAATATGGCGTTGTGTTTCCTGGTAATCTACTAAATTGATTTATATCGTAAAAATACTGTTCAAATATTTGTGCTTGAGCTTGATTTGCAAATAAGTTAAACTCTTGAGGTGTTATATAACCTCTTTGCTCTTTGTTTGCAATAGCCAATACTCTTTGATATATCGTGTCTACGTTTACTGCCATAATTTTTTTATTGTAGTTTGCAATCGCCCCGAAGAGCGACTGCTCCTACAGTTTGATTATTTTAATTGTTTTTCTATGTTTGCATAGATTTCCATACCTTCATCAGTTTTAAACCAAGAGGCTAAAGCTGAATATGGATGCTCGTCAAATGGAACGTTCATTAGTTTTCTATCATTAGATCCCCACATAAATGTTCTTTGGTCTTGAGATAGTTTTAAAATACCCATTTCAGTAGCTTTTATACCAATATTTCTAAGCTCAACTTTATCATCATTCGCTAACTCTAAGAATAATTCAGGGTTGTTTTTAGCAAATATAAGTAAATCTCTTTTAAGTTCCTTAGAACTCATCTTAGATACTTCAGAGCCTCTCTCTACACGCATAACTGCTTCTGCTAAATCAATGTCCATTTCTCTAGCTGTTAACATAGCGTCTAACTCTATATTTAAATCTTCTAACTCTTCTATTGCTTGTTTTTTACTAGAAACTTCAGACCAAGCTTTATTAGCTTGTGGGTGGTATAAAGATAACATTTTTTGAAGAGTAATCTTGTTTTTTGGAACAGACAATATACCGTTTCTAAAAATAATTCTTCCTCTAAGAATATCACCCTTCATCTCGTCTACAAAAACCGTTTTTTGGTTTTCAGAGTACATTATTTCTCTTTCGTACCCTTTTTCTTCATCAAACCAATACAAGCCCTTAGATTTAAAAGAGTAAGATAAAGGTTGTTTATCGCTATTTAACTTGTAAATTCTATCTTTCAACTCCCAACCATTTATAACTTTGTTAGTTGGTTCTTTTCTTTTTGGCTTTGGATTATCCATAACCGGTGCTTCTACTTTTGGTTGCTTAACAACCGTTTCTTGTTTTTTTGCCATAATATAATATATAATAAAATTAATAAAAATAAAGGGACTGGGAAATTAATCCCAGTCTCCTTAAATAATAATGCTTATGCAGCTCCTTTGAATAATACAAAGTTGTTAGCACCTTGAGTAACTAGACATCTTTCAGAAAGCATGTGCATCTCCATTGCATCTAAATCAGATGTAACAGCTCCAACTGAACCAGTAGTCCAAGTTTTCATTTTTCTACTTTCCATGTTAGAAGCTCTGTATCTAACGTGTAAGAAAGGTCTCTTCATGTTTCTACCCATTGTTTGGTCATAAACAGTTGATACACCTGCAGGAATTAACATACCTCTAATAGCATTAGTACCATCAGTAGCATTTATTAGTCCTCTAGTAGAAGAATCGTTTAGATATTTAAAGTCAGACTTGTAAAAGTCATAAGACCCACGTCTGAAGCCAGTAAAGCCTAAATTTAATGCCATATCCTCTGAGTTGTTAAATACTCCGTAAGAAGTAGATCTAGCACCACCAGAAAAATATACACCACCATTTTGACCAGCTAAAATATCATCTAACTTTAAGCTAGTAGTTCTATCCATAAAAAGCATGTTTTCTTCAATAGCACCATTTGCGTCAAGCTCAGCTATTAACTCATCATAATCTGCCATTTCAGCCATAGTATTTGCTACGTTACCTCTAGTTTCTAAAGCATCGAATAAACCTTCAGTACCAGTAATAGCACCACCATGATGACCACCAGAAGTAGTTCCAGTTCCATCAACAGCTTCTAACATTGCCATTTCTAAGTAATCAGCAAAACGAGACTTAGTATCACCAGCAGCTTTTAAGTACCACATATAACCGTTTTGTCCGTCTTCACCAGAAACTTCAACCCAACCAATTTGAGAAGCATCAGACCCAGAGATCTCGTACTTGTCTTTTAGTATAATTGGCTTGTTAGTTCTAGATAAGAATTGTGGCTTGTTAGCTCCAACTCTTCCTTCAACTCCTTTAGCATACTCAGATCCAAAAACTAAAACTGATACGTCTTGGTTTTCTGCAAGACCACCAGAAGCAATGTTTCCACCGTCATAACGCTCAAAAGAAACAGCACCAGTATTCAATGCAGTTGAGTCAACAGGAGCAACAGCTGTAACATAACATCTTGTAGTTGAGTCAGCGTCAGATAATAAAATCATATCACCTACTCTAATACCGTGAAGTATAGCTGCAGTTGTACTTTCAACTGATTTACCATCAGCATCTGTAGTACCTGAGTCAAATTGTAATTTACCTAAAGTTGCTGTACCACCGTTTGCAGCTAATTTAACAGCTTTGTAAGATAAATGTAGTCTACCTTGCTCAGACCATATAACCTGATCAGAAGACATAGCTTCTTCAGCTCCCACTTGAGCTAAGAAACCTGAAATTGTTCTATTACCAAAAACCTCTGCTTCCTGCTCCATAAGGTCTGGTAAATATTGTTGAGCCCACCCATTTCCATTGGCTGTAAAGTCAATGTAATTAGTAGCCAACGTTTGTTTTAGGGGTGCTGGAGTATAACCAGCAGCGCCTACACCTGTAATTGCCATAATTTATTTTTTTAAATTTATTAGTTATTTATTTTTAATTTTAAACTTAAAGCTAGGAGAATCATCGCTAAGCACTCTAAACTTAGTACCGCTTGTATTATCGTTAGAAAAAGATTTTCTAGGATCCATACTTACGTTTTTAGCTTTTGCTACACTTTCTTTTAAAGCATCAGCTTTACCTTGTTGATAAAAATGATTAGCAATAGCATCGGGGTTCATCGCTGTGTATAAAGATTTATGATAACCTTTAGCATCTGACATTTCATTATTTTCGTTCAAAAACTTTTTGACAAAATTATTAATGTCGCTTTGAGTTTCTTTAATCTCGTTAGCGTTTTTCACGTTAAACCTATACTTTTTATCACCGACGCTGTATTCAAAACCTTTGAATTTATCGTTAAAAACATTATTAGTTTTATTTAAAAAAGTATCAGTTTGTTTTTTTGCTATTTTTTGAGTTTCTTCTGACTCTTTGTTGTATCTATTAAAGAAGTTTACAGCTTTTTGTTGTTCGGTAGTTAACCTAGAACCAGCTTTAATTTCTTCATAGTATTTAGACTTTTGCCCGTCTAAGTGGGCTTTAGCGTTGGCAACTTGCTCTTTTAACGCTATCTTTTTCTTTTTAATCTCTCTTGCCTCGTCTTCTTCTTCATCATATGAAAATGAGTCTTCTATTAAAAAACTAACTTCATCGTCAGTTAAGTGAGATTTAGTTTGTTTGTAATACTCTCTTAATATAGTCATGTCATCATAACTTGAAAAATCTTGATTGAGTCTTACATAATCCTCTAGTGTACCACCAGTCTCTTCCATAAAATCTACAACTTTTTGTAAATTTTCAGGTAAAGGTGTTCCAGTTTGTTCAGCTTGAGCTACAGCTTCTTCAACCTCTTCAGTTAATTCTTCTGTTTGTTCTTGAACTTCTTCTTCAGTAATTTCTTCTAATACTGGAGCTTCTTGTGCTTCACCTTCCGGTTGTACTTCTTCTTGTTTTTCTGTGGTATCGGCATTTTCATCGACTCTAACCACTCCCTCGTCGACAGGGTTATCTTCTTTAACTTCATCTGTTTTTGGTTTGCTTAAATCAACAACGTAATCGCCGTCTTCATTAAATTTTGGTTTTTTAGTTTCTTCAACTGGTTGTTCAGTTGGTTGTGTAGTTTCTTCAACTACGTTTTCTACGTTTTCTTCCATAATATAATATAATAATAATTAATAATTGTTATCTAGGATCAAAGCTACCTAAATCAAAACCGCCTCCTAATATATCATTACCTGAAGACTCAAAGTTTTTAGGTGGTTTTCCACTATTTCTTTGGTCTATCATTTCACTTTGTTGAGTGGCTTGTATTTTTGTTCTTTGATCTTTACGATCTTCCTTTTCTTTTTCGTTCATTTGTTTGGTTTGAGTGTCCATTGATCTAAGCTGCATGTTGTAACCAAACTCAACCTGCATAAGTTGTTTTTTAATTTCAGCTTCTTGAACCATTTTCTGACCATCTAAGCTTGCTTTTAAAGTTTCTAACTCACCCATAGCAGCTGTTTTAGCTTGTTCTTTCTGCACTTCCATTTGAGCAGAGGCTTGTTGCGCTTGTACATTAGCTTGTGATTGAGCTTGAATGTTTTGTTGTTGCATTTGTTGGTCTTTAGCCTGTTTTTTGACTCTACGTATTTTTAATAATTGATTTGCTAGTTTTATATTTTTAATTTCTCTAAGATCAATAGCGTCAGAAAGTTCTATAAGTTGTTGCTGTAAAGCCATTTGAATATTATTTTCAAGCATAGCTTTTTCTTCTTCATCAGGCATTAATTCTAAAAATATACCAAAATCATACAAGTGTAACTCTTTTAACTCTTCTAGTGTACCAACGTTGTGAGCACCTATTTGTTGTATAAACGCATCTTTTGTTGGTGAGTACTCTAGTATATCAGATATTCTTAACGAAAGAGCCTCAGCAGTGTCTTGTGTTAAAAACAAACCAGCTTGCAATATGTGTCTTGTAGCTGTATTACTATTTGCTGCAGCTAGTTTTTGCACACCAACTAAAGCATTTTTATCTGGCGTTGCGGCATCTCTAGCTTCGTTAAGCCCGGTAACATCTCTTATCATTTGCAGATAATAATTGTACGTACCTATTAAACTTTGCATTTTAGCACCTCCGTTTCCAGACTGTATTTCTTGTATTGGTATTTTACCTGGGTTCATATCACCATCAGATGTAAACGATCTACCTATGATACTACCTGTTTGGAAGAACATGTTTAAAGCTTCTTGAGGATTATAGTTTGTACCATTACCTAAATCTATTTCAGCAAGTCCATCTGCATCTAGGTATATTCCATCTGGAACCATTCTAGACATCACCTGTTGTAGTTTTAAATGTGTAAGCTGTATCATGTCAGCAAAACCAGTTATACGACTAACTAAACTTTCTATTCTACCTTTGTACATACGTGGAGCAACAATACTGTAGTTCATTTTAACTTTAGTATAATCACTTTTAGGTCTTAACATGTTTTTAGCTAACTCCCATTTTAAAACTTT